GCTCCAGCTGTGACATATGTTTCAGGATCGGTTGAGTCAATTTCTCTACCTAGAATTGTTTCTAACCCGTCAGCAATTTTTTCTCTTACCATCGGCGAGAACATCACACCGAATAGCATACCATATAATCCGCCTTTTACTCCGCCGAATAAGAATCCACCGAGACCCCCTACAACAGCTAATTTAACTGCATCAAATACATCGTCAGATATATCTCTTTGTAAATAAGTTTTAACTGCTGTTTTTACACCTTCCAATAATTCATCGCCGAATAAAAGACCGAGAGCTACCGGTAACAAACGCTTTGCAAATCTGATTATTCCGCCCATACTAAATGCATCTGATATTCCGGACATATAACTACCCGCTCCACTCACAACGCCTCTGCCACTTCCACTTCTTGATTCGGCTTCGGCGCGTCTTTCGTCTTGCAGATCATCCATTTGATTGCCGGCTAACATAGTCAAATAATCTTTAAATGCAGATGTTAGCTTTTCTTGTGATACCGCAGTTTGTGCTAAGACTTGATTTTGCTCAGATAGAATGCTGGCAATGTCAGATAATCCAACATTCATTCCAGTTCTGCCAGTGGGTGTAATTGTAATAGCCATATCGTTACCTACTATTTGCTGCTAGTTCTTTTTCCTTTAATTCATTTACGAGCATTGCAAGATATATTTCCCTTTCCCATGGTATCATACTATCAAGATCAGCTAGAGAATAATTAAAATTTTGCAACAATTGGTAATTAGTCTGATAAAAATTCTCAAGCGTCTCATGAGAAAGGTTTAGGAAAAAAAATCGTTTAAGCCCTCCAGTGTTCGTGTGTTCTTTGCATTACAAGCTTCACATTCAAATTCTACATCTAAACTAATCTTTGGTATCTCATCAACAAAGGTTCTTAATTTTTCAAATTGCTCTGCGTTTAGAGAGTTAATAAAATTTTCAATCTCTTCTGGTGTTTCATCTTTAATATCAATTCTCTCTTCATCATTTAATATAATTGCAGAGATGCATGTACCCATTAATGAAAAGACCATATCGACAGCAGAAGACTGTTCATTCGTATTTCTTAAAAACTCATTGTAAGTCGGATATTTTAATTCAACAGCAATATCCTTTGTTAGATTTACAACTCTATTTTTTATTTCAGGTTCTTCATCAAGTTTCACCTGTTCGAGATCAATCGATATAGTTTTGTCTGCACTACATTCTGTACATTTCATTACAATTTTTGTAGTTTCACCCACAGATTTTGTACGAATCTGTGTAAAAATATATTCAACATCAAACGTTGCAAGTTTATGTACATCAACATCTTGAACGCAGGCATTAATTGAATTTAATATTGCGTTTAGCTGCTGTCTCTGATCTTGAGACTCAAGTGCCATAATTAAAACTTTTTGTTCTTTTACCAGAAACGGTCTGTATTGTACTAACTGACCTGTTGATGGTACTGTTAATTCATACTGTGGCTGTTCATTCAATCGCGGTAGTGCCATTATAACTCCTTAAAATATTCCACCTAATCCACCTGGAAGACCTGCAGAAATCTTAAAGAATCCTTGTCCGTCATTTACTGCTTTCCAGTTTGTATACGATAGCTGTACAGTAACTTGTACTAAGCCATCAAGTTCATTGTTCAGTTCAATTGCTTGCACTGTTGTAGGAAATGCATCGATAAGTTGTACACTATATGGTGTACCTTGACCGATGCCCACGTCAATATTGATTGGACCAATATCGAAATTTTTGTTTACAAGTGGTTTACGCAGTTGATGTATTTTTACATCACGCGCATATTCACTTTTATATGGCGCTACACTAAAATCATCGATGACCGTTGTGCTGTACCACTTATCAAAATATTTTTTAATTCCGTAATCGTTTAACACATAGAAAGTTAGTGATACATCATCAACTGCATAACCATTTGCAACCTTCTGATATTCCATACCTATACGGCGATCTTGTACCAGTACTTGTTTACCTGGTAGGGTTGCGCTAGCGCAAAGAAGATTTAGATCTCCTCCACCCATAGATCCCGATGTGACTAAAGATGTAAGAGTTGCTAATAATCCGCCAGATGCAAACTCAGATGGAAGCTCTACTAAGAATTGATTTGTTCTTGCAAAACCGAGCTTAGCAGAAACTAAACCTTTTAATTGATCGACACTCATATCGCTTTCCTTGATTCTCGATATACACTAGTAGCAGAAGCTTTTGCAAAATCTGCTGTCGGTAAAAATGTAGCAATCTCCCATTCAGGTGCATGCACTCTTGCAAGTCGTGACTTTACCTGAGAAAAAAGATAATGCTTGATACAAGGTTTAAAGTATCTCATCTTTGTTGTCGCTTGTAACATTTTGTATGATATTTGAAAGCGTGTAGTCTCATCGTATTTATTGTTATTTGTAATATTTAGAAGTTCATCAAGAAACTTTGCGCGCAATATCGGTGGCAAATAATGTAAATTTAAACCCATAAATCCACCCTTAGCAGGGCCAATAATAATAATTAATGGGAATCTATCGTAGAATGGTAGAGTCTCTTTGTGCTTTGGATCATAGAAAAACATGTTCATAGAACCAATTAATGGATTCGATTTATTTACAAGTTTTAGTTCATCTGACTGTAACAACTCTGTTCGATTGATGTTACGAAGATTCTGTACTTTTTTACGAAACCAATCACGCGACTGACGAGTGCGCGGATTAATACCTGCACGAAAAGCATCATAGCCAATATTGCGAAATAGATTACTCATAACAGTATTTATATCACTTTTTCTTCTTTTTGCGGTATGGTTTTAGAGGTTTCAACGGCTTCAACTTTTTAAGTATCTTCATGCTGTATAAAGTTTCTTCTGTCCATATCTGAAATTCCCATCCACGATCCTTTGCATATTCGTTTGCTGCTTCCCACTTATTCATATTCTTTACATACGTCATTGCTTCACCGATATATCGCTTTGATTTATCTGGTCTCTTTGGCAATTCTGTTTCTTTTTGTGGTTTAATTTCCACTAAGATCGTTTTTCCATCGTTAAACATAATCTTAAGATCTACAAAATACCGGTGCATCTTCTTATCAATTTCCCAAAGATAAGGTATTACAACTTCCTCTGATGACCATCCTTTTATATTTGGATTCTGATCGCACCATACAAAGCAAGCTTTTTCCCATGAAGATCGATATACAATCTTATCAGGATCACCTCTATACTTCTTCAGATTCTTCGGTTTATATCTTCCAGAATATGCCATTTTTTCATATAAATAGTTTTACGAATTTTTATTTATAGGGAATCATCATGGCCTTATCTACAGCTGCAGGCACTAGAGCCGCTAAAAAATTTAACGACTTAAAAGATTTCGGTGGAGCAGGAGATCCGGTTGTTCCAAATACAACCAATGCAACACCACAAGGAAACGTAAGTACAAAGCAAATCGCTAAACCTCAAGGAGCAGAAGTCGTTGCCACAGAGCCTCAAGGCGAATTACTTCGTTATCCTATAAGCCAAAATAGTTACTTTGCCAGTATGACATTCCGAATGAAGCAAATCAATCCATGGGATGTAGATGCAGTTGCAGCAAAACAAGTCTTTGAAAAAAATCTTTTAATGGATGCATATGATATTCTAAATAAAGAACGAGATGAAAAGAATGCACGTGTGTCAGACGGTGGTGGTGTAGGTGACGATGAAATTGATGGTGTGCAAACGCCAGAAGAAAGATTTCGAAACAGTATGGCAGAAGAAGAAGACGCCATGTCTGCTGCCGGCGGCGAAGCAGCTAGGTTTACTGAAAGAAAAAAAGAAAGAGAAAAAGCAGAATCAGAAGCTGATAAAGGTCTTCTCGGTATTCGTACATCGTATGTGCCTGGTGCAAATCAAATCAGTCTTTATATGCCAATGGCCTTAAATATGAATGACACTGTTGATTACCAAACACCTGAGCTTGGAGCTGCAGGAGCCGGTGTACTAGCTGCTTTAAACAATGCAGGTGGATTAATGGATGCTGCAAAGGCTGCTCTTGACAATACATTTGCACCTTTGACAGATTTATTTAACACATCAAGGCCACAGGCCGCGCAGCTTGCTGCTTCTCGAGCTGCTACAATGTTACCACAAGGAATTGAAGCTGCAGCTCAAATTGGCTTACAAGTAAAAATAAATCCTAATCAGCGTACAGTGTTTAACGGTGTTAACATACGTATGTTTACTTTTCAATATGACTTTGTTGCAACATCTGCAGTTGAGGCAGAGCAGGTTAAAAGAATCATAAGACATTTTAGAACAGAATTATATCCTTCGACATTCGGTCGAGAAGAAGCATCGATACCAATCGGTTATAAGTTTCCAAATCTTTTCGAAATTAAATTTAGATGGGGTGATGAAGAAATGCCAATACCTCAGCCAATTCTTTGTCACTTAAAAGATGTTCAAACTGTTTATAATCCTGGTAGTATGACATTTCACGCAGACGGAAATGCTACACATATTCAAATGACTTTGATATTCCAAGAGTTCAGAGCTCTTACAAGAGAAGATATCGAGAAGGGACACTAAGATGGAATACTTTCGAAATTTCCCGAGAGTCGATTATAAATTCGGCGATGAATTTGAAAAGAGTGGCGGTGGAGATACTATATTCGAGATCACTCACGATCTTGGTGCTTATGTAGATATTATCGACAACGTAAGACAAAATGCTTCTTTCTACAGCCAGTATCATATTCTTGAAAATGATAGACCTGATATTGTATCACAAAAGATTTATGGCACACCTGCATATCACTGGACATTCTTTATGATGAATGATAATCTTAGAGAATTCGGTTGGCCACTTTCTGTAAATGAGCTTGATGATAAAGTAAAAAGAGATTTTCCACATCAATATATAGAAACAAGAGCAGATTTAACAGGAATCTTTTTGGTCGGTGAAAGAGCAGTGGGTGCACAGTCAAGCGGTAACGGTATTATTCTTAAGCGCAATCTCGATATCGGCACAATTGTTGTTGATTCACCTCAACCATTTCAGCAAGGTGAACAGGCTTCAGTAGCTACATATTCGGGTATTACACAAGCAATATCGGTAAACGCTACAGGCTTTGAATATAATATGCCGCGCTATTATAAAAATAGTAGTAATGAACAAGTCGATATCGATCCTGCTGTAGGACCAGGTGCGTTACTTACAGAAGTAACTCAATACGATCATTACGTAGAAGAAAATGATAAACTAAAAACTATTTCTGTAATTCGACCTGACGCAATTAACGATATTGTTGGTTCATACTTCCAGACTATGAGAGCGATTTAATGTCTGAAGTGAATGTATCACAGCTGAATGCTGAGCATTCTTCTGATTGGAAATTTATAAGAGCTGAGCTTAATTCAAGTAGAGCATTTCAGCCTCTTGATATTCGAAATGTAATTACAGATTTCGAAGTATATGAACATATCGATAAGCCATATATTACCGGTAAACTCGTAGTTAACGACGCACAGCGTGTTTACGAAAGATTTGATTTTCAAGGCGGTGAAACATTTACTGTTGAAATTTCAAGAGCTCACAATCAAAAAATCCCATCAATCACGAAAACTTTTATAGTCGACGAAGTCATTGATGCTGGTCGTGTAAATGAAACTGTACAAACATTAATGTTACATCTAGTTGAGGATGTCGGTTTTAGTGATGTGCTTGCAAATGTAAATCGATCTTATACTGGTCAACCTCAAACAATCATGCAGAAGATTTCTACTGAATATTTAGATAAAGAGATTATTGATAACGCAGCAGATAATGTCGAAAACTCTATGCGAGTGATTATACCAAATCTTTCTCCAATTGAAGCCATGGCTTGGTTAAAGAATCGATCGACAACAGTAGAAGGATATCCGTTCTTTTTATATTCTACATTTGCGGTAAACAAATATTATCTTATGGATCTCGGTTCTCTTTTATCTCAGCCTGTAATTAATAAAGATGCTGCATTCACATATTCACAAGGCGTTGAAGTATCTGAAACAGGATCACGTTTATTTAAGATTCATGACTATAAACTTGCAAATGTTGAAAACATATCGAGTCTTATTCATGCAGGTTATGTCGGTGCAAATCATAGTTTTCATAACATTACAACAGGATCAAGTGAAACAATAAAGTTTGATGTTCACTTTGATATTTACAATAAGATTGATTTTAACAAAAGACAGAAGCGACCTTTAATATCTACTGAACTTAAACATAAAGACAAAATTTTATCAGACTTTGAGTCACGTAATATTAGTAATGTTTTTGCGACTAGAAGTTTTAACGACGTTAAGTCGTATGGTGAAGAAAATACAAGAGATGAACAGAAAAGAAGTGTTGTGGCAAATGCGATGAAACACTTATTGACAAAAGCACCAATGGAAATTACTGTTGAAGGTCGAGAGTTTCTAAATGGTTCATCAAACTATTCGATTGGCAATAATATTAAAGTCATATTTAAAGGTACTGCAGATGATGGTCCATCTGTAAAGATAGATAGAAAGATGTCAGGCGATTATATAATACATTCTGCGCGTCATGTCTTCTCTGTTGAGAAATGTTTTTCTATTTTGTTAATTAGTAAGATTGCAAACTACAATGATGATAGTTATCCGGTAGGTTAATATGATACCAAATTCATACAAAGAATATTATGGTGATGAAACAAGATGGTTTATTGGTACTGTTTTATCTTTCAATGATCCAGAAGAATTAGGACGTGTGCGGGTTCGTATCTTCGGTATTCATTCGAATAATACTACAGACATACCACACGAGGATTTACCATGGGCGCATGTCGTAGCACCAGTTACAGAAGGCGGTAGTTCTGGTATTGGAGCAAATACAGGAATTAAACCGCTAGCACAAGTATTTGGTATCTTTATTGACGGTAAAAATTCTCAGGTTCCTCTAGTATTGGGTTCAATACCAAAAATTGAATCTTCAGACGGACGTATACGTAATGAAGGTGATATTGCAACAAAAGATCCTGACAACGCGTATATGATCGGTGGCACTCGAATTGAAAAAGCATTTAACTTCTTTGTATCTCCTGAAGGTGGAGGATTTACAGCTGAGCAAGCATGTGGAATTATAGGCAACTTTCATGTAGAGAATGGAGTCAATCTACGTAACGATAAAGATTTCGATCCAGATGCAAGTGTTGTAGAGGCTGATGGTGCTCGAGCATATGGACTTGCACAATGGAATGATGCACCTAGAGCAGCAAATATTGCCGGTGGGTTAACACGATATGCAGAGTTGCTTGATTTTTCTACAAGGAATGGACTTGACTACAAATCTCTTTATGCACAATTACAATTTACAAAATACGAGTTGTACAAATATAAATTTTTAGGTATTGCAGATTTGATAACAGCACAAACAGTCGATGAAGCTTCACTCGTATTTGAAAAAAAATATCTTAGGCCTGCAAAAGGTTCTACAGATGAAAGAAAAAAACAATCTCGTAATTACTTTGAGGTGTTCGTATGAGTTTTATACCAAAACAGGCGCTTGACAATGCACTAGCAAAAGGGTCGGTTGCCGTAAAAGAACTAAATGAAAAAGTCGATATCTCAATTACCGAGAGAATCGCCGCAGAAGGCTCAACTATCAATGTTACAGTCGGTAATGAAAAAGATGGTTTTACTTCACTTACTGCAGCGACTACAAAAGGCAATGCAAACGAAGGTCCTGCAATTGCAATTATGGGTGCAAACATTAAACAAGGAAGCATTACAAAAACAGTTGCAGCATCTGCAAAACTAAGTAGTGTAACAGGTGGAACAAAGGGTCAGTCTGCTGTACTAAATGAAACGATTGTACAAGCATCACCGAAAGGTATTACAAAGGCGTTTAAGTCTATTGTACAATTAAATGATAGACAAATTGAAGCTGCTATCGCTGAATCATCTCCTATACCTTCACAAGCAAAAAATGCAGTAAAGACTGAATTAAGCGGAGGTGTTGCTGCTAAAGCAGGTGCTGAGGTTGAAAAGAAATCAATACAGGTTTCTGTAGAAGTTGGTAAACCATTCGGTTCGATTAATCCATTTGGTTCTGTAGGCAGCTCATTCGGAAATATTATGGCACAAGTAACTTCACAGAACTCTTCTGCTGTCGGTAAGTTTACAGATCCACTTAAAGCGATTAAGTCAGCGGGAACAGACTTTGTAAAAGATCTTACAGGAGCTACAATACCGACTCCGAATCTGATGAACGGTAACGGTACTACAAATCTTGCTTTATCTGTTGCAAAATCAAAACTTGAGAATCTGAATGTAAAGCGCTTGCCAGATACAATTAAACCAGGTCAAAGAACGAATGGTTACAAAGGTATTGCGACTAAATTAAAAGGTTATAATTACGGTAAATATGGTAAAGATCACCCAGCATTTGAAGGATTAGCTGAACGAGAAAGTAAATTAGGTATTGCTGAAGGCGGTAATTATCTAATACCAATGACATATGGTCGAGATGATTTAAAAGCAGAAATCTTGGCAATGGAAAGAGAGTTTACAAACATAATCATTCGACATCACGTTAAGGAACTACCTAGAAAATATGAAGCAGAAGATATACACATTGCATTTCGTAAAAAACTTGTCAAACAGTTCGGAGAGGCTGCTGTAACAGCAGATCCCAAAACATTTGTCTTTCCTGCGCATCTGTTTGTAAACAGACTTGGTAACATTAAAATTATGACGCCGTTTAATCAAGAAATACCAAAAGAATTTGGAAAGGAACCTGTCGGAGATAATGTATTCCCTGGATCACTTCATATGTTTATCGAAGGATCTGGAGGTGGGCGTAATAAAATATCTCAACAGCAGCTTAAAACTGTACAAAAGCTTTGTAAAATTGTAGTAACCGATTTTCCAGGCATAGAAATCTTAGGTCTCAAAGATGTACATGATCATGTAAAATATTCAAACGTACCATATTTTAATGTAA